CTTATCGACCAACTCCACTGATTGCAGAAGTTGATTGTCGTGATAACAACTGAAGTTCAACCGGAGTAATACTGATATGAGCAATTTAACAGCAAAAGAAAAGCGTGAAATCGTCTTACGGTTCATGGAAGCGCATAAAAAAGGGGCGTTCTACCGACACCTGATGGATAACGAACGGTTCGACAAGACGTACGAAAAGCTAGCAACCGGCGGTTACGGCGAAGTAACCCGTAAGGACAAGATGGCGTATATTACGTACACGGTGATGATCGATGAAACGGAGTCTAAGTCAGGTCAGGAGTTCCCGTTCAGTTGGGAAGAGCCTTACGAAGTTAAGCCCGAGTCGTCCGATGAAGTCGCTAACAAAAATTCGACGGACAGTGAAAAAGCTAAAACAGCGAACCGATTCATAGAAACGCATAAGGACTGGGGTCCTCGTGAAATACCTTATTTTCGCTACCACGAAAAGATTTACAAAAAACTATCAGCGGGAGATTACGGCGCAGTAACCCGGACTAAATACGAAGGGGAAGATTACCAGCACTGTACGGTATCGATCGATAAGTCACGGTCGGTTTACGAAGTAGTTACCGAGTTTCACTGGATCGAACCCTCACCTGAGCCTGAAGCGGTGTACGAGGAAGGTACCCATTCTTGGGACGAGCCCCACGACTTCAGTCGGCTTGATATGAACTATACGAACAGAACTGGCTCACGCATCTTGTACGCTTGGCACGACATCGATGCGCCTGAGTGGTCAGGCCAGTACCGTGTTGAAACGCGCACAAAGAACGAGAATAAGGTGCGTACGTTCAAGACTAAAACGGAACTCATGTCGCATGTTCTCACTTTCGTCAGCGGGTAGCTTGCACAGTTAACTTAACTGTGTTAAATTAACAAACATAATCTAAACGAGAGGCAAAGTAAGAAATGAAAGAACTAGGATACGGATTACTTATCATGGTGGCTGTTTTCCTGCTGTACGGAGGTGCTATAGCGTTGGCCAGTAAGGAAGACGCCAAGCGGGCGGTTAAAAACCCACGCCCCCTAACAGTCGAGTTCACTCCAAAAGGGAACCCCGACTACTTCTGTGTACTGTACCACGGTGCGTACAGCGCGGGTGAAAGCAGTATTATGTTCTGTATGCCTAAGAAGGTTAGTGAAGAATGATCCTCCAAGAACTACCTAGAATACTAGACGTGGAGGTAGACGAGAGTTCTGTTAGGCAGGTTAGCTTAGAGATTCCTTACGGCTACCGTTTTGAAATGAAAACACTCGACGGTGAAAACCTGAAGATCATATTTGAAGCCGCGTTCGAGGATACGCCTCCTTTTTTAAAAGTTCAGTGGGACGGAGTGCCGGCCTTCATAAGCACCAGGGAGGTAGACACGCGATCTGACCTGAGAGAACAGCTCACTAACGCGCACAACAGAAACGTAGAGGACGAATGAAAATCCCGAAACAGGTAAGAATCCTAGTAGACGACACCCACGCGAACCCCGACTTTCGTCGGTACGTTAAAGGCGATACGGCCCGGGTGGTTAAGTACGTCGCCCGTTTATTTGGCACGCGTAAGTGGCACTACAGCGTAGTGCTCGACAAAACGCAAGAATTGCACGAACGTAGGCTGTCAGCAGCCGCGTACTTTACTAAAGACGAAGTGGAGGTAATAAGGTGAACAAGAAAGCCAAATTCCTTTTTGTAGGGTTTCTTTTCGTAGCCGGAACCACGACTATAGCACTTTTCGATGGGTTTGCAGACGCTATTGGGGTCGCTTTGATGTTGATGTCCCACACTTTGGAGGAACATTATTAATGAAAATTGAAACGAAATACAGCATCGGTGACAAGGTTTGGTATATGAAAAACAACTTCCCTCTATTAACCCGGGTAGTCCGGATACAAGTAGACCAGATAGACTATCGTGACCGCTTGATCGGTATCAGGTATCGAGTAGGGATCTTAGGGCTAGAGCACAGCGAGTCCCCTATACCTGAAAGCAAGATTTTCAAAACGAAACAAGAACTACTGGACTCACTATGACTCAGAAAAACAAAATGGCAGGAATCTCAGAGTTCCTGAACACGGCACAAGGCGGCGAAGTAATGGCAGTTGACCTTAAGCTGTTCAACAAGAGCTCGGTGCGTACCTTGGTATCAGACTGGAAAAGGTTTAACCGACCTGAGTCTACCAAGCGTCCGTACAAGAGCTTTTTCACATTCACCCACAGGCAGGCTCCAGATGTTCTGGAACTGCACTGTTTTAATAAGAAATAGGAGAACAAGCATGAACAGTTATTTAGAAGGCGCGGTAGTTGAGTTTAAAAGATACGGTAAACATGGTGGCTTTATTGACAGTCCTTCAGGTACGGCTACGTTCTTAGAGTTCGTAACACTGACCGGTCTGGCCGGGGTTTCCTACGTAGCCGCTGTTGTAATGCTAGACGACGGGAACGTTATTACCCGTAACGTAGACCAGATTAGTTTCTTAGTCGAGGACGAGTAGCGTGAAAATATTAGAAGGTAAAGCAGTTACGTACCTGGAGTACACCGAAGACCCTGACGCGACTGAGGAACAACTATGCAGCATCCACTATGGCAGACCGATGAAGAAGTCTCCTGGTGTGTTCGTGGAATTAGGTATGGGTTCAGTTTCCATGAGGAACCTTCTCGACGGAAAGTTTATAGGAAAGGCGCCCATTTCCGTAGCTATCGTATTAACTGAGAACAACACCCTGATATCGGTGCCTTTCAGCGAGTTAGAGTTTGTGGACTCCATAGCCCTAAGAGCGCTATGAAACCTAAACTGAACAACTTGAATGAATGCCGTTTAGCCCTTGAAGAAACCATGTTTAAGGGCCAACGCGAACGCGATTATCTAGCTGACCAGACCACTATCAGACAGAACATGAACGCCATGCAGTTCGATAGGATCAGACCGGGGCATGGTGCTGAGTATTACAACAGGTTAACCGATAGCTCGTTGACCGGCGTCAGACCGGTTGGATCGGATGGTGCCGGTGTTGTGCATCGGACTTTGAGGTAAACGAACAAATGACACCCATGAATAACCCAATGGCTCTGCTGCTATCGGAAACGGTACGTAGATACATAGACCGTGAGCAGTGCTGTTCGGTCAGGGTTGTATTGCCTAGTTGGGTGTTGTTTTTTAACTGGAGAATTGAATTATGAAAAACATTAATATTATTTTAGATACATCTGACCCGCAAAGACCCGTTTTTGTTGAGATTGAAGACGAGCAAGGCAGATCAATAAAAATCGAAGAGTGGCATAAACTAGATGGTGACATGCATGCTATAAGAATAGCTGCGGAGCAAATACAAGAATATGAAAACTGAAATTAACGGCGTAGAGGTAGAGCTAACAGCCGGGCAAGTGGCGCAGGTATTAGCGGGGCGTGGGTACGAGCTGGTTTATCCTGATATCGGAACCAGTGTCGGGTTTTTAATCGCCCCTTGGGGTGAGATAGAGGAAGCATCCTCGAGTATGCCAAATTCTCCGTATTACTCACAAGGAAACGCAGCAGAAACCCAAGAGGAAGCCGAGCGTATGGTGCGCTGGAGGGCTTTGAACACTAGGGTGTTGCAGTGTATTAAAGTTGAGAATGCGAAGGATGATTGGGTGGGTGATTGGGATGACCACACTCAGGATAAATGTCTAATTTCGTTTGAACACGCAGCTAAGTACCTCTACCTACACAAATACAGAAACGGTCAAACACACGAATATGGTAACTACGTATCGGAAACCACCGGAAGGGTGCTACTAAAATTCAACAAATTCACAAAGTCAGAGCTAGCGTTCTGGGTGACGCGGCAGGAGGGTTTGGCGTGAGACTGAGCCATGTGCAACTAATAGAGTTTATTGACGGCTCACCAGAAGTGCGTTTCATTTTTAAAGGGAAAGAAAGCGATACTTTTGGGTTCGCGAGGGAATTCAGGCTAGGGTCTAACGGGAGTTCAGTAGCCCATCAGTTGAGGGGAATGGTCGAAAAGATAGAACAGTACGAGCTAAACGAGGCGCAAAATGAAAAAACAGATTCAGATGGGTTGTATGGTGGGGCAGTTGGTGGAAACTAGCGAGGATTGCAGGAGGTGGGATATAGTTCGTATGGCTAGGCATGTACCTCATCCAAAATTCAGAATGCGCCCCCTACTCTCCCCGCACTGGTACGCTAATCCAGAGGGTGAATTGATATCGCCTGCGGGGTTGGCTTGCAGAATGGCATTTAGATCAGAAAATGATTGGGAGGATGCATTAATAATATCCGCGTACACAAAGTCAGACTACATAGAGTCAAGGGAAATAGGGGATTCTCTGTATGGGATCAAAGATTTCTCAGCGGTACAAGTTCTCGGAGTCCACCCAGACTATGACGGTAAACGACTGGGTATGAAGGTGGTTGAATTATGATTGCTTTAAAACCATGCCCCCTTTGCAAATATGGTGACGTAGATAATGATGAAGGGATTTACAAATCTGGTGAGTTTTTTGTTATCAGGTGCGGCGCTTGTTTTTTGACTATTGACGGTCGAAACAAACAGGAATTGATAACCAGATGGAACACTCGCGCACCATCTAAGCTATCCAAGGGCATCACTGAGATCGAGATGATGCATGAGGAGGCTATGGAAGATATGTATGATCTGTATGCCAAAGGTATTACCAGAGGGTTTGTAAGAACTCTGAACAAGCTCAAACAGATAGAGGCTGAATGATGAAATGCGATATAAACAAACTAAATCGGAGATAAATGTGATTTCAGAAGAACTAGATAAACTTACAATATTTGATTTTAAGCAGATTTATAGCTTTAAATCCATGTCTGTCAGTGAAGCGCTGCCTAAAATGCGAGAATTCAAAGACAAGCACGGTATAACCGACATGCAAGCGACAGAAGCGTTCGGCGTGGCTATGAAGGTATTTAACTACTGATACCGGCGCATAATCTTAACCGTTATTGATCACGTTAAAACAAAGTCTGTCCACCATCATCATCATTAACAACTGAGTCGCCTTTTAGGTCATCAGCAACATTGACGCCTTGCTGCTTGCCCCCGTCAACCACTTGTCCATTCGCGCTTGGCGCCAAGTTCTGGCTATGTTCACCACCGGCTTGAGCCGCCGCGGTATCTGTTGCGAGTGAGTTATTTGCATCTCCAGCAATAGTTATATACGTTGGCGATAAGTCAGACCGATCATTAGCCGATGTTGCCGTACCTGAGCCTCCCGCTACCGAACCCTCGCCTGATCCAGTTGCGCTACCACCTGATCCGCTAGCAGTGCTGTGCTGGCTGGATGATAGGGTTATGTCGCCTACTGTTGTGTTGCCTTTGGAGGTGGCCGCTGCAACGCCTACATCACGGATTGATTCGTTACCTGATCGTATAGCGCGCTCTGTGCTTATAGCAATGACACCTCCGGTAGCAAAGCGCGTGATAGCTTGTACTTTAGCCGTTCCTTCATGCGCTACAGATCGAATAGTTGAGCCGAATGAATCAGCAACATAAGCAAGATCGGACTTGCCTTGTGTTAGCTGTGCAATCGTTTTGTTTTGCTGTCTTATGATAGATGCAAAAAATTGGCGTTGCTGGCATGACTCAACCGATCTAAGGTACACGGCTTGCGCGTCTGCCTTAAGATCGTTCACCTGCATGATTGTCATAGTCTTGCATGTTTCAACTGGTGCTGAACTTTTCAACTCGGCCTGAGCTAGCTTCAAACGCTCTACCTCAACTGCCGCTATTGCGACCATCGACGCTTGCATGTTGTTTCCTAATGCAGCGGCTTGCGTTTGTTTTGTTCGTAGCTTCTTAACCGTACCAAGTCTAGATACTATGGGGTTTCCGCTTGCGTCCATCGCCACTGTTTCGCTAGAATTTCCTGAGAAAACGCTAGTAATTCCAGCGCAACCAGGCAGTGCGAGGGTTAGTATTAAGATGACTAAGGTTCTCATGATTTATTACCCATCTTAATACGAATATCGTCGTGAGCCATGCGGCATATGTTGATTCCAGCCAGAGCGAGAGTGTTTAACGCGCCCATAACGATGCCGATCTGTTCGGTATAAGGCACCAAGTCAAGACCAAATGCAGCGAGTAACAGCGCGTTTATAGCCCCGAAGGATGCAGACGTCATGAATATCTTACTGCCTTTTGATACTTTGTCGATTGTTTGTAGAATGCTCATACTGTGTACCTGTTGTTAAAGTTGACCCATTGGTTTACTTCACTCAGCCTGCGGTTTACAAGCCCCTCGCTCCGTTGACCTTTGACGCGATTCCAGCGCATCATTTCTTGAGGAACCGCTAGCAGCGCCCCCCTGTTTAGTTCTCTAAGAAGGGTCGAACGTTTGAATCGGGGCTCCCCTACGTTGTATACAAAGCTCACTAGCGCGTCGAATTCGTGTTGGTATAGGCTGTTAACTGGCGCATAGTTGCTCCACACCGCGTCTTCAGCCCAAACCACGTCTTTAGACAGAAGGTCAGAAGCTTGTCGTTCAGTTATGCGGTCGTCCGATTTAACGTTTCCGGTATGGCCGTAACCGATAGTCCATACTCCGCCGCCATCTTTGTACGCATGCAGCTTTAAACCTTCACGCTCTTTAAGTAGGTCCTTGCCCTGCTTGCTTAATTTTCGTAGCATGTTAACCATTCTACGGTCGAAAAACGCCTTAGTCCAGCGTATCTGGTGAAGATTTACGCAATTGTTTGCGGATTTGTTTGGTCCCGAAGCCTCGACAACCCCCAAAACCCCAGGCTCTTATACGACTTCCATCCTTCAAACGCACTTGTTTCAACTTCTCCGAGTGCTGTTGTAAGAGCTTGTTCACCTGCTTCGATTCAATCAGTTCGCAGTGTCCATCACGGTCAGCTAACTGGTTCAGTTGCAGGTCAATCGCCTGGCGGGACAAGGCCTTATACTTATTCTCTTCCATCCATTGCAGAAACACAGCTTCGGTAGTGGTCAGGTTGTAGTCAATCATCTTGGCACGTGCTGGAGTGTCAGGTGCTACTTGCCAGTTGAAGTTTGACAGGTCCACGCTTTGCAGATAACCCCATAAGGCAGCGATGTTCTTCTTATTATGCGCCCAATTGTACAGCTTATCGTAGTACTTTGTACTTTGCCGGTGGGATGCGCCGGACAGTACGTAGATACGTTCGTCTTCCATCGGGATGATTAAGCCATCGCTGTGATTCGTCATAAGGAACATGTTGGTATGCACATCGATAGTCCCTTTACCGCCATACTTCAGGTTAACGTTCAACCGGTTCTCGGTTAAGATATCTCTGATCTGGTCGTTCACAGCGTAGCGTTTATCCGACTCCTTCACTTCTTCTATGGCGCACACGAGGGATTGATGCAGGTAATCGTCAAACTGAGACATCCCGCTACCGCCGCACAAGTGGGCCATCTTAGCCTTACTCACGTTCCAGTTGCCGAGCAAGTGTTCGAGTAACTCCACCACCCACCCACGCCCGGTACGGTGCGCCTTGGATACGTGCAGTGGCGTTACTTTACAGCGTTGAGCCGGTCGTTGTACGTTCCACGCGAGCCATTGTTCGAACCACTCTCGCTCTGACTTAATCGGGAACAGGTATTGCATATGGTCAGCAAACACCTTAAGAGAGCGAGTCTCGCCTTTGTCCTGCATCTTTTTAAGGATCTTCGCGTGCTGCGGGAAGTGAGCAAGGTTCAGGAACAAGCGACGGTTCTTGCGCGTGATACGTTTATCCGTTCCAGGATCGTAGGTAGTACCTTCAATCGTCATACGGTCTTTGTCGGTCAGCCAGAACTTATGGATAGGCTCCAGTTTAGTGCGATCTGGGTCGGCCGCAGTAGGGCTGTTTACATCCATACGGCAGTTAGCAGTTAAGTTACGGAAGGATTCGATCTTTATCACAGCCTGATCTACGGGTCGCTTTAAGTCAACCACGCTGTTTCCTTCTGGCATAAACGCGTAACGTTTCAGGAAACCCGTCAGGTTGCGTGACTCACGAGGCGGCGGCTTTGGGCCTTCGACTTTCGCTTTAGCAACTTGTACTTGCGCTTCTTTGGCGTACTTCAAAACCGTGGCGAAGGTAACGGGTGGACCATCACCGTTACCGAACGAACGCCAGCGTTGTTGTAAGGCTTTAGGGTCGTACTTGTCTGATTGCTTAGACCACATAGCCCATAGCTTCATGGCTAAAGGCTTACCACCAAACTGGTGGTGTACCGCCATGCCCACGTTCAACCACCGTTTATGATCGTCAACGTCGTAGTACGGTAAGGACTTAAGAACCTTACGTGCTTGTACCATTGTAATATCCAGCCTTGGAACCAGGTGACTGTACGAATCGTCGTGCCCGTTAGTCGGTTTAGTAGACTGTTTGCCTGTCTTCATCCAATCGTCCGGTACAATGGAATCAAAGTAGCCGAACAACTCGTCGATCAGTTCTTCTGTGAGGACAGGTAGTTCTTTTCTAGGGGTATTTACGAACGTATTTTCAGTGTCGTAGCGGTACGGCTTTTGAGTGTCGGGGTGCTGGTGATAAGTCACGAATTGCTGGCCTTTGCGTAGTATCTCGATACGGTTAACACGTCCTTCGGAATCAGTATAGGATTTAGAGTATCGCTTAGAAGCAGACGCAGTAGCTCGACAAGGCACCAGTATCTTAGGAGCTTGCCCTATCCTGCCGATGGTAGCTCCGTTTAGTTTATAGTGGCACCAGTCATACAGTAACTCCGAAACGCTTTTGTCATAAACATCCAGGTCAATACCGGGAGTTCGGTGTGATCGAATGCCGACTCCGGCAGTCGGGTACTCTTCAGCCCATGTGTCGATTCGAGCAGGCGTTATCTTGTTCTTTTGCCAGCCTATAGAAGCTTGACCCTTTGGACCTTTACCGCCTAAAGGTATGGGAACGGGCTCGTAACCTAGCTTTAGCAGCTTATGCGCGTACTGCGAAAACTCATTTGGCATGAGTCGTTTCCTTGAGCAGCTTGGTCAGTCGACCGTACAGTTGGAAGCGCGTTTTATCAGGTAACGGGTTGTCCCAATCGTAGTACGTTTGTCGTTGAAACCCCGCCCAGTTGGTAAAGTCTTCTATTCGTGCATCAGGGTTTTGCGTTATCAGTTTATAGAGTTCCAAGGCTTGAGCCTTAGTTTCCATCTGTTCAATCTGGTCTTGTATCGTCATAGGTTGAACATACTAATGTAAGATTATTTGACATGCAAGTTTTTTCTGATATGATGCTCGCCACGCAATTACAAATTACTTAAACCAAAAACAACTTTAACGGAGTGGAAAATGAGAGAACAAGCAGAAATAGATGATGTTTTGAACAAGTGCCTAGAGGCGGAAGACGCGGGACAATCCGTGTACCCCGGAATGACTTACGAGCAGGGGGTTAAAGTAGCCCTTGAGTGGGTGCAAGGCGAGACAGACGAAGCACCTCTAGACTAAATAGGCTACGACAACAGCACGACACGCAATTACAAATTACTTAAACCTAAAGAGGAAACATTGATGGATTACACAAGCAAAGCTTTACTGGCACTGCTCAACAACCTGGCTACACTATTCGCTGAAGCGGCGAAGCAGTTAGCTAACGCACCTGACGAAGACAACACAGTAGTTGAAGTGCATGGAGCTAGTCTTAAGGCTGCTAAAACTAAAAAAACAAAACCGAAACCGAAAACGGAAGCTATAGGAGTAGGGTTCGGTGACACGGTAGAGGAAGCAAAAGCTGAGGCGGAGAAAGCCTTAGACAAAGACACCGAAGAAAAGCCCAAAAAGCAAAAAGCCAAACCCGACACCGACGCAGCTTCAAACGCGAAGCGTCACAAGCGGATTCAGCGTCGCATCGTTCAACTACTTGACGGTTGGATTACCAAGGACGACATGCGCGAAGCCTTGAACATGGTGGGTGCCAAGCTATTAGCCGACGTAAAGCCGGAGCAGTTTGACGAGTTCTGGGCACACTTCAAGAAGCCTTGGAAAGAAATGCAAAAAGCGAATAAGGGTTCTAAGTAGTCATGGCACAGCACTCATCATTAGGCGCAAGCAGCGCCGAACGCTGGTTCGCTTGCCCAGGCAGTGTCACATTATCCAAAGACCTGCCAGAGGAGAACTCCGAGTTCGCGCACGAAGGCACCTGCGCCCATTACCTTGCTGAACGGTGTTTAAAGCGGGGCATACAACCAGACTACTATAAATACGAAGAACTAACGCTCCCCAAGCATGATCAGTCTAAAGGTTTACCGAAGACTTTTACGGTTACTAAAGACATGGTGTTTTACGTGTCTCAGTACGTAGACTACTGTAATGCTTTAGGTGGCGAGACCCACGTTGAGCAGCGCATCGACTACTCACGGTGGGTGGGCGGAGGCTTCGGTACAGCCGACTTCGTATCCCTTAACGCTGATGGTATCCTAGAGATTGTCGATCTGAAATACGGCAAAGGCATTATGGTCAACGCTTATAAGAACAAGCAAGGTCTGCTGTATGCCCTCGGAGCGTGGGACTTAATGTCCATGTTCGAAATGATACGTGGTATCAAGATCACCATCCATCAGCCACGGCTTGACCACGTAAGTTCCTACGAGATCAACATCCGCCAGCTTATGAAGTTCGCCAAGAAAGCTAAGAAAGCAGGCAAGGCCGCGAGCAAGAAAGGTGCCCCCCTACACGCTGGAACCAAGCAGTGCCAATGGTGTAAAGTCGGCAAACAACCGGAAGGTTGCGCTGAGTTAGATCGGTTTGTTAAAGAAGAAGCACTGGACGGGTTTGACTTCTTAAGTGAAGAGCCTCAAGACGTAGATGACTTCATGTCAGACGCGTCGCACCAGCGTCTTGAGCGACTGGTGGCCAACACCTCCTTGGTGCAGAAGGTTCTTAAGCTTGGCAAAGAACAAGCCGAAACGGCGCTCAACGCTGGTGAAAAGGTCAAAGGTTTGAAGCTGGTCAAAGGTCGTAAGTCTCAGAAGTACACTGAAGATGATGAAGCGATACTGCGTCGCCTTAAGAACAATCGCAACATCAGTAACCACGATGTAGTCGTTAGCAAGGTTATAACCCCCGCAGTAGCCCGTAAAATGAAGGGCATACCTGACGCGTGGAAAAAGAAATTCATCGAGTACATCGATGGTAAACTAGTCGTTGTTCCTGAAAGCGATTCCCGCGAAGCAGTCAGCCCTAAAGCTGAAGCACTCGAAGGATTCGAATTCGAGAATGACACTTAAACTGTAAAACTTAAAACGTAAAAACGAGGAAACTTGAAATGAGTAAAAAGAAAAACGAAAAACAGAAAGACGATAGCCGGACTAACCAAACCTTTATGATTAAAGGGGCACGACTGTCACGACCTAACTTCTTTCGACAAGGCACCTTCAAAGGTAAAATACAGAAGTTCAGTTGCATACTAATGCTGGATGACGTTAAAGGTAAACACAAAAAGATTGCTAAAGCCATGCTAAAGCACAGTAAGGAACTGATCGCATCAGGGCTAGACGGGGTACCCCCCAAAGCCACGTATCTTGCGATAAAAACTGACGTCGAACGCGACCGCATGGAGAACAACCGTGACGAGTATAAGAAGTGTGTCACGTTGCACGTTAAGAACAAAGTCCGTCCTTTTATATTGGACAGCCGAGGCGCTCCTGTTGAAGAAGATGAAGCTAACTCTAAAAACATGTTTTATGCAGGCTGCCGGGTGGATGCTAAAGTTAACATGTGGGTGTGGGAAGGTAACGGTACTGCCGAATCCAATCCTATGTTAGGCATGGATTTATTGGCTATAGTCCACGCTGGCGACGACGAACCGTTCGGCGCACCACCTGTCGATTTTGACGAAGCAACCGATGGTTTCGACTTCGATGAAGAAGATGACGAAGATTGGGATGACGACGAAAACTAAGGTTTTTGTTTTCTAGCACTATGGCAATGCCACTGCCAAGGTTACGAGATTCAACCCCACTCGTTGTGCGAAGACGGGGAATTATTTTTAAACCCGAAAGCTGGTAAAGAACAACCCCGCGTCTTCCCGTGCTCCTCGGGATTGATAGCAGGCTTTCTCCCCACCTGTGACGCAGAAACGGGGGGTTTAAGTTTAAAACCGAATAACGGTAAAAGCGTCAGCCCCTTATTCCTGGGCGAAGAGGCAGGCTTCAACCCCACCTGTGACGCGAGAACGGGGAATTAACTTTAAACGAGGTGGCAACCCATGAATAAATATCACTTAGACTTCGAGACCTACAGCGAGTGCGACTTACTGACACACGGAGCGTGGGTTTACTCAAGACATCCCTCTACTCGGGTACTGTGGCTAGGGTGGGCTAAGAACAACGGTGAAGTAATGCGAAGCCGACATACCCCTGGAATACGCGAAGTCGTTAAGAAGCTACTGAAATCAGGTGACGAACTGCACGCGTTCTACTCCTTCTTCGAGTGCTGCATTATAAAAAACGTGCTCGGGCTAAAGATCGACTTCAACCAATGGCATGACACCATGGCCTTAGCTTGCGCTTCGAACTGGCCACAATCGCTAGGCATGATCAGTGCACAGATGAAGCTTCCAGGAGTCGAGCAAAGTAAAGACAAGTCCGGTTACGCGTTAATCCGTAAACTGTGTGTCCCGCAGAAGCATACTAAAGGCCCTCGCAAAGGTGAACTGGAAGACCCTGTAACCTACTGGGGCGACGAGTATTGGCCGTTGATGGAAGAGTTAGGCGCCTACTGCGTACAAGACGTAATCGCGGAACGCCACAAGTCTAACCACTTGCGCCCCCTGAGCAAGACAGAACGTCAAGTCTGGATACTGAACCAACAACAAAACTGGCGCGGTATGAAGGTGGACGTGAAGTTGTGCAAGACTGCATACCAGATGTACACCGGCGTTAAGGAGCAACAGCTTACTAAGATGCGGTTCTTAACGCAGCTGGCCAACCCGAACAGCAATACTCAATTGCTCAGTTGGTTCCACGCTAACCTGCAAAAGCTACCCAACATGCAGGGCGATACCCTCTTAAAAGCCGCACAGGAGTGTAAGTTCCCGATGGTTAAACAGGTAATGGAACTCAAGATAGCCTGCGCCAGTACCATGCCTAAGAAGTACCTGAACATGTTGGCATGGGCGGATCGTAAAGACCACCGATTGCGAGGCATGGAGATATACCAAGCAGCCGGTACAGGTCGTACAGCCAGTCGCGGGATTAACACAGCTAACCTGCCACGGCCTACGTTCCAGACCTACGGCGAGCCATTGAAGCTCGTTAAGCAGGGTGACGTAGAACTGATTGACATGGTCTACGGTAACCCGATTGACGTACTATGCAGCTTGATACGAACAGCTTTAACCGCTTCAAAAGGGCACCGGTTAATTGCTCCTGACTATTCGTCCATTGAGCCACGTGTTTTGCACTGGCTGGCAGGTGGTAAAGACGTGTTACGGGAGATCCGCAAGGGGGATGAAGAAGGCGACAGTTCTCGCATCTACAAGATCGCAGCATCCGGTGTATTCCAGAAGCCGGTTAAACACATCGAGAAAGGCACCAACGAGTACCAAGGCGGCAAGGCTGTGACGCTGGCTTGTGGGTACGCTGGTGGCTTCATGGCGCTCAACACCATGTCAACCAACCTAAAGATAGACATCCAAGTGCCAGATGGTTTCGTACTACCTGCCCGTTTGCACAGCACACTGGATTGGCATAACGAGCAGCGCAAGAAAGCTAAAAAGCGAAAGCTGGACACCACAGAACAGTACCAGATGTACGTGGTTGACCAGTACCGTCAAAGTAATCCACATCTTGCCAACAAGCGTGGAGACCACGGCCCCTTAGGACTCTGGGAAGTCTGCGATCGAGCTGCTATACGTGCGATCGAGAACCCAGGGCGTGCCATTCAAGCAGGCAAGTACGTCGTGTTTAAAGCGGGTAAATACAAAGGCGTTAACTACCTGTGGATCAAACTACCGAGTGGTCGAATGCTGCACTATGTTAACCCACACATTCGCCCGGGTAACTTCGGTAAAGAGGTACGCTACTTCGGCATGGACAGCAAGACCCGCCAATGGGGCGTGCTTAAGAGCTACGGCGGCAAGTGGGTGGAGAACATAGTCCAAGCGGTAGCGCGTGATATCATGGTAGCCGCGCAACTGAGACTCCGAGGAACCGTGTACAAGAAGACCGTGTTAACCGTGTACGACGAGATCGTATCCGACGTTAAGAAGGGTAAAGGCAGTGCAGAAGAAATGTCTAAACTGCTTTGCGTCAAAGAGAAGTGGATGAAGGGTATCCCTTTAATCGCATCCGCCAGCGAATTAGGGAGGTTTTGGAAATGAGTCGAGAACACGTCCTAGGAATTACGTACATGGCTATTAACTCTACCCTACGGGACGCTTTAGTTAACAGACTGCGGGGGAAGATAAAAGTCCACAAAGATACTAAGTGTTGGGAGTGGATGGGGGCGACCAGCGGTAACGGACGAGGTGGAGGCTACGGCAAGATAAACGTTAAAGGGCAATACGTGTACGTGCATCGTTTAATGTACTCCTTGGTTCACGGATTCGTCAGCAACAAAAAGCAGATAGACCACACCTGTGAGAATAGGTTGTGCTGTAATCCTGCTCACCTGCAAGAGGTTAGCAACCTGAAGAACCAGCGGTTAAAAACCAAGAGGAAAACATGAACTTAAGAGGTAGAGGTAAAAGTCAGACCATCGGGATAGACTTCGGTTGCTCCGACCGTGCTGTAGTGGCTCAGGTACACAAGCACAAAGGAGCTCCGAAAATAACTCACGTATGGGTAGACGAATGCCCGAGCGACGAAGTCGTAGAACGGATGTGCGAATGGCGACAGCCTAAGAGGAAAACATGAACGAAACCAAAGAACTAAATAATCAAGCACAGATCGTCGTTCTTGCCCACAAGAACCCGAAGCTATTCAATATAATGGAGCGAGTCATCACCGGTGCGTCCACCTACGGTGATGCTTTGGAAGAAGCAGTGATCGCTTTAGCTGAACAAGTGCAAGCGTTGCAAGACACCTACCGAGGTAAAATCCATTGAAAACATTTGACTCAAAGAAAGCCAGTGAACGCGTTGTTACGGAGAAAAGCATCGAGCAAGCGGCAGTTCGGTACGCTAAACGCCTCGGGTTCTTTACTGCCAAGGTCGCATTCACCGGCCATCGGGGTGCGCACGACAGGATTTTTATAAAGAACCGCAGAGTGTTCTTTATAGAGTTCAAAAAACTAGGGGAACCTGCCAGTTCCGCCCAAATCCGGTTCAGTAAAAAAATGAGGGGGGTTAAGGTTGACACCTACGTGTGTGACGACCTGCTGGACGCTAAGTCAATCTTGTTTGGCCGTGCTTAAACGCTCCGACTTCCACGCCTACCAGAACGCAATGGTGGAGCGCCTGCTTAACCCGATTGCCGATGATACCGACAACCAGTGTTGTTGGGCGGGTATGGGTTCGGGTAAGACAGTGGTTAATCTGACAGTAGCCCAAGAGTTCTTGGAAGCTAAAGAAGTCAAGAAAGTGCTAGTCGTATCCACCAAAAAAGCCGCTGAGCACACGTGGGCTGAAGAATGCACGGAGTGGACACACTTGCATGGTCTACAGCGTAAAGTGAAACTGCTGTTCGGTACTCCCGACCAACGAGAAGCTAAGCTTGGTAAAGGCAAAATACAGATCATCAACCAAGAAAACTTGCCATGGTTGGTTAAAGGTTTCGGGCAAGATTGGCCGTATGACATGGTGATCATTGATGATTGCAAAGGGTACAAGACTCCAGGAGCCACCACTTTCAGAGCCACGCGCTACGTGTTGCCTAAGATACACCGACTTTATTACCTAAGTGGTACACCTATGCCTAACGGTTATTTACAGTTATGGCCGCAGTTGTTCGTGATCGACCAAGGCGTGCGCCTTGGACGCACTCAGAAGTGGTATAAAGAGCGGTTCTTTGAGCAGGATTATAATGGCTTTAAGTGGCACCTGCGAAGCGTGTTCGAAGGTGAAGAGATCGATGATAAGCTTAGGGACGTCGCATTCTCGGTACGAGTAGAAGACCATATCGATGTGCCGGAGATCCTGAACCCGCCTCCGGTACTTGTTCACTTATCAAACAAGTTACGTTCGCAGTATAAAGAACTGGAAGACGAGTTCTACTTAGCCTTGGACGAAGATACTTCGGTTGAAGCCTTATCGGTCGCTAACCTGCAAAACAAATTAGCGCAGTTCTGCAATGGCGCGGTGTATACCGACCCAATGGACGACACCAGCCCGTTTCATGTCGTTCACGACTTGAAGCTCGACGCACTGGAAGACGTGATCAACGAAACCCAGGGAGAGAACCTGATTATCGCGTTTCAGTTCAAGTCAGACTGGCTGCGTATCAAGAAACGCTTTAACCACGCTGTCCACATCAACGAGCCTAAAGCCGTTAAGCGTTGGAACAAGGGCAAGATCAGACTACTATGCTGCCATCCCGCGTCTGCCGGCCATGGGTTGAACCTGCAAAAGGGTGGCCGGACTATTCTTTGGTTCGGGGCAGAGTGGAGCCTAGAGCTGAACCAACAGATGGACGAGCGCGTGGGTGCGATACGCCAGGCGCAATCAGGCTTGTTTAAACAGCCTGTGTATATCCGGCTCGCTGTAGCGAACTCAGTAGAACAACGCATTGCCGAGGCACTTCGCAAGAAGGATAAGATGCAAAGCGATTTAACCGGTAAAGTGAAACTGGAGGTTCCAGAGTGAAGGTCCTAGTCGCCTGTGAGTACTCAGGCAGAGTACGTGACGCTTTCTCGGCTTTAGGTCACGATGCAATGAGCTGCGACTTACTCCCTAGTGAAACAGAAGGGAACCATTACCAGGGTGACGTGCGTGAAGTTTTGAATGACGGATGGGACCTGATGGTGGCCCACCCTGATTGCACGTACCTTTGTAACTCCGGCGTATGCCATTTACATAAAGACGCTAAAAGGTGGCTCAAGCTATTCGAGGGAGCGGAGTTCTTCAAACTGCTACTCGACGCCCCCATTCCTAAAAAGGCGGTAGAAAACCCTATCATGCATAAGTACGCTAAAAGGCTCATAGGGAAAAGTCAAACGCAAGTTGTCCAACCCTGGATGTTCGGACACCCTGAACAGAAAGCTACGTGCTTATGGCTAGAAGGCCTGTCTCCTTTAGAGCCTAGCAATGACGTTAAAGCGCACATGCTAACCTTACCCGATAACGAACGCCAACGGCTGCATTATTTACCGTCTGGAAAAGATCGATGGAAAGAGCGTTCTCGAACGTATACCGGAATTGCAGAAGCTATGGCGTGGCAGTGGAGTTATAGGTGACCAACGACGAGTACCAAGTGCTACTGCGATCAGCAAATAACGCTGTACTTTACTCCTTCAGCAATAACGAGCATAAGAATGGCGCAGGCTTCTACGATAAAGGCGTTAACCACGAGCTTTTAAAACTGAAAGGGCACTTACACTCGCATAAGTATCTGGATCAGGACAATGAAGAAGACCTATGTCTGCACTTAACCAGTGTGGCGGCGAGAGCTTTAAAGGCGTTACAGCTTTACTTGATCGAGCACCCTGAGTTTATCGAAAAGTATAATAAAGTTATCGAGTCGGAGTGATGGTTACGGGGGGCTTAGGCTCATGGATGTTGACACGAAGGGGCTGTGGTTCCACGTTACCTGTCTGGATGAAGTTCTCAAGTCCTGTAGGACTTTGCAGTTTAGAGTTCTGCAAGAACCCAGACTCGTCAAGAAACTGCTTCTCAAGTTCAGTTAAGTTAGCCTCTATCTGGGAACGTAGGTACAACTGCGGATCTTCCTGCTTCATCTGCATCTTAGCCAGTGCTTTATACTTCGCGAACATCGCTTTAAGGTAGATAGCTTGACCAGCTTTAGTGGTCTGACTCTTGTATTCGTCGCCAGCTAGTTCCAGTTGTGCGTTACGTTCTGCCAGTTCTCCTACAACGCGTGTGATAAATTCGTCCGCTTCCTTAACGCCTGTTTTAGGATACAACCTACTAGGGTTAAGCCCCGCAGCGACAACCGCTTGCTCCACTTCCGGTCGATAGTTTATCGTTACACCGGTCAGTTGTCTTGCGATCGGTGCGATGTTACCCGGCACTTTATCGGCAATACTATCTAAGAATTTCGGGCTGTCTTGTATCTTAGGGCCAGGCTCAAACAAACTCTGAACGGGGTCAAGCTCCTGACTGAGAAACGGGATGTTGTCTTTAGCTTTATCCAATATACCGCCGTTTCGAGTGTCACGTTGAATGGCTTCTTCGGGGTCAAAGATCGATACCACGTCCTTAGCCATTCTAAAGGGTACGGTAAACATGCCAAGGTAATTCGCCGCTAAACCGTTGACCGCTTTCTCTACCTCTTCTGCGTTCTCGGCTTGCAGAACGTCACCCAATACTCCAGAAGGCGTGTCTTTATCCGTGCGCATACTGGTTAAAAGTTCCACGTAGTCACGTGGTTGTACGCTGCTCGGGTCTTCAATTATCTTGGCAATTAGTAAGTAGGGTGCTAACGGGGCATAAGACCTTACGGGTACGACGCTACCATCCTCCCGTACTATCTCGCCGGTTCTATCCCCCGACGCTTCACTCCGGTTTATCTGAGCAGCAACGGAGATAAGCATACTACCCGTAGCCGCTTCGGATAATATCTTAGCGGTTCTCTGTGTGTCCCCATTAGCCAGTGCTTTAAGGTTCTTAGGGCCGAACACCTTAGCAGCGCCAATGGGTGAGTGGTTAACTATCCAGCGCGGGGCGTTGTAGAACATAAAACGAATGTAAGGAGCTTCTGCCGTGGACAAGGGCGCGATGCTCTTAAGACCTCCCAGAACATCCTTCATAACTTGGGACGTAGGGTTCTTAGCAAAAGTAACTTCCAGTGCGAAGTCTACCGCTTCTTCAATCTCAGCCTGAGTGAGTTTAGCGAAGTCCACGTCATCGACTGACTTAACGCCTTTAATCTGTGCAAGACGAAGAGACAGCGCACCCACGCGCATGATCTTTTCTTGTGCTCGATTGAACACTGTGAGGCCACGTTTTGTGACATTGCCTAAGGCGTCTAGTGCCTCACCGGTTCCTTCAAGTACGTTACCCTCTTTGAAAGCTTTACGAGACTGACCGAGTTTGTCGGCTGCACCACCTGTTGGGATGTTCGCATCCGCGATGCCGACGTTACTCAAGAATTCTTCTTTCTTAGACACGTTCAACGCAGAACTAGGTACTTCATCCAGTTTGTTGAATATCTTCTGTGCATTACCCGTAAACGGTAAACCCTGCTTGGCAGCATTGGGCGCTTGACCTATCACTCCAAGAGCGTCCGACCACGCGTCCTTGGTAAAGCTTCCACGGAGCAGTATCTCAAACGACTTATCGATCGCACCCACTGCGGCTACTACCGGAGTGACAGTCGCGTTACGGATCGCCGTTACCAGTTGTGACGTTCCTGCTAATCGCCGAAACTCGTCCGTCTTCTGGATGCCTCGGAACAGTTTACCTCCAAAATCAGCATCCTTTGCTTCCTTCGCCAGCTTAACAGCCAGTTCAGGATTATCGGCTTTGAACGCCTTTGACAGTGCCTTTGAAGTAGCTGAGAAACGGTTAAGCGTGCGACCGGCACCTGAACCAGTGGCTAAGAATATCTCTACAAAGGTGTTCGCGTCCATATCATGCTTGTTCAATATACCTGATATGCGAGAAGGGTCTATAGTGCCATCCTCTAACCCATCTGCTATGTCCAAGAAAACACGTTGATCAGAAGGCGGTGCTCCCCGTAAGGCTTTAACCGCATCCTCGTTCAACTGCTTCATCACTTTATCACTTAACACGATATCAAATTCTTCATTGCCGAATGGCTCTGCACCTGCTTTACGCAAACGAGGGTCGTCCTTTTGCAGGGTCTTAAGCACTCCTTGAACTGCCTCCGTTTTACCGGCAGTCTTGGATAAGCCTTTGGCAATCGCCATTACTGCGGGGCCTGTTCCAGGGATACCGAGCATCGTGACCGCTTCTTCGAATGTGGACGCTTCCTGCTCGATTGACTCGGGAGTAGTGTTAACTGTTAAGGGTTCTTCGAACTCCGTCATACTTATCTGGCGTTCACCTGGCGGCACCTTGCGGATAGCTTCTCCTAGCGGCCCACCGGTCAGTGAAAACACTACCGCGTCAAGGCCGCTAAGTGGGGTCAGTACACCCTTCTTAAGAGTGTTACCTAAGTCCTTAAAGTCGCGTGCTTGCTTATCTACGCCTTCTTGCCCGAACAACGCTCGGGTGGTTTCAGGGTGTATCGCACTTTTAAGGATGCCCATTAAAGCAGAAGAGTCGCCTTCAATCTCAGTGGGTATCTTGGCAATCTGGTCTGAACTCTCGTTAAACCGCTTACTGAAACGAGAGAATATAGTGCTGTCCGGTACTAAAGGTTGTGCGGCTTTTTGAGGGAGAGGTGCGTTTTGTTCATTATCGAACTGTTGTTGAGCCGTAACGCCGTTAGCTTGCGCCCGTTTAACAAGCTGCTGGTCTTTTAAGAGTCGGTTCCGGTCTCCCGCTTGCGTCGTGGACGGGGTAGGCGATACGGTTTCAGGTATGAACGATGTAGCTGCGGCGGCTTCAAGCCGATCCAGTTCGTCCAGTCTCTTTTGCTGTTCTGGGGTAAGCATAAACCCACCCTATTGGTTATTCCGTAACTGTTGTTGCTCTGCCTTTTGTGCCTCGGTCAGACCACCGCGTTGCGGCTGGTTTCCGAAAGCCTGTTGCAACTGTTGCACTAAAGAATCAGACGAGTTTAGTTGCTTCATTGTCGCTATGAACAATTGGAACTCTTGTGGAGTCAACGGCTGATCGTTCTCCATCTTAGCCCGGACTTCGGGGCCCATCTGGTTAACGGCTATTTCCAGTTTAGCTACATCCAGCCCTTTTTCATCTAAACCGAATATCTGTTTCTTGGCATTGATCGCATCTTCACCGGTTAAACCGAACTCGCGCTGCACGAAATCAAACAGCTCTTGCTGCTTAGCCACGGTTTGTTGGGCATCGGCTACGCCTATAGCCGCTTGATCCGTTCCGGCTAACTGCGTGTTAGCCTGAGCAGCCGCGTTAGCGCCTACTACCGCAGGAGTGCCAAGCTGCTGCGCCGTTACTGCTTGGGTATTAGCGGAGGTTGCCGCTTGAACACCTGCTGCGCTGCCTTGGGCTACCTGATCAGTAGCGGCTGTTTGTGCGTTAGTTTGAATACCGGATAGAGTGCCTGCATTAGTAGCAATCTCAGTACCAGACTGCACAGTTTGAAACGCTTGCTGTATTTCTTGAACGAGACTTGGACCCAGTATGCCCAGTTGGGCACCCACGTTGTCTATCTGTTGCGCTGAACCCGCTAAGAGCTTATTAAACTCAGACAGCTGCCTTAGATCCTGCTCGGGACTGGAAGCTGCGAACGCAGTCATGGTCTCGATACCTTCACGTATCTTAGCCGCACCATCGTTGTATATCTTGAACGCTTTAGCTTGTTCTTGTTGGCTGACTTTATTGCCCTGTTGTCGACGCGCTAGCTCGTCCCGCTTGCCTTGCTGACGCAATTGAATACCATTTTGAATAGTGCCTGCGAAATTCGGTACTTGTATCTGGTTAACCATTATATCGACCCTCCTACTTGAGCATCAAGGAGGTCATCTCGGCTCCCACCGCCTGCGCCACCACCAGATAAACCACCTATAGCCGCTAACCCTGCGTTCGCGAACCCGGCATCTAGGCTCGATTGATTAGTCAAAGCTGACGCCTGTATGTCCGTCGCACCATTAGCTATCTGAAGTAAGCTGGTTATGTAGTCTTGAGCTATTTGCTGCCCTTGGAAAGCTAATGACAGTGCCTGTGCTTCGGCTGCAAACTGCAACTGATTAGCTTGTAGCGTCGCGCCTATGCGAAACTGCTCATTCGAGCTCCGTTGTTGTAAGGTGCTTAACTCGCCACCCAATGCTGCCAACAACTGATTGCCTGCTTGATTTATAACTTGGGACTGGAACCCTAGTATTTGGGCAGTCGCTGTTATCTCTTCTAAAGATGATAACGCATCTGCTTCCGCCCGTCGTTCGCCAAATTCTGCTTGTGATCGGGAGATACTGTCGTTCGCAAAGGAAGAACCGGATAACCTGCGTCGGTTGATGGACTCTCGTAGGTCACCAATCGATGCAGACTCAGCGTTATTTAGCTGGTTTCTGCGTGCTTCTCTTATCTCTGAAGCGCCTGTTGCAACACGAGGAAGTAACTCGCCTGCTTGGTCTGCTATCTCTAACAGATCGGAGCTAGTTGCTTGTCCTGCTTCATTAAACCTATTTCCTAATGAAGTCAACTCAGAGTTTATCGCGCCCAGTGCTCCGAAATTAGGGGCAAAGTTAGGTATATTGATATCTAAAAACGACTGATTTTCTCCTACGAAGGCTCCGCTATTAATAGGTTCCCCCGTTAGCCCGTTAAATATAACACCCGTTGTCGGATCACGGAAAACCCCCGCACTGGAAGTCGAACCTTGTTCGGCTATGCCGAGTGTTGCGGATAACGGGTTAGCGGAACTGCCTACTAACTGTCCGTTACTCCCTGTAGGGCCTCCAAACGTAAAACTCGGGCCACCTATACCCGCGCCCACGAAGCTACCTTGTGAAGGTATTGTCGCGTTAACCCTCGCAGCATTTTCTCGCGAAACGCCTGAAGCCTCACGTGCTCTTCTTCTGCTAGAACTAGCCCCCGCTAAGGATATGCCAACGCCTACGACATTAGCCCATGACATTAGTTAATACCTAGGCAGTAGTTCAGTACTGTCTTTGTGCAAGACAAACATATACTTTTCAGGGTCATGGTCACTTTCCAATAGCTCATGCTCCGGTATTATAAACCGTTTTTCCAATTTAACCAAGTCAGTCTCATCTGTAACGTGTACATTAGCGAAAACAACGTTGGACAAAGCAACCACTATTTTACGTTGTCCAGCTTCGGATTCGAACACCGCAGGTGCTTTAAGACGTTGAGGTTGCTTTTTAAAACCTGAGTAGTACAGTAACTCTCCTTGCATCAAGATGTTAAGTGTTTTCTCCCTGTGGACTTTACCTACTACCCAGTAGCCTTTCGGTATCTTTACTACGCGGGTATACTTGCTTTCACTGAAATGGTGTTGCAAAGGAAGCTCGTCAGGGCTCCTGCCTTCTGTCAATAATATGCGTTGAAGTGCTGATGCGTCGGCCAACTCAGGGTACGAGTCTACATGTTTAAGGGCTTTAGCCACGGGGTCTCCATCTTTTTACCCTGAAAGTAGTACCCGTCTAGTCCGTCAAAAGCGTTTTCGATAATACCTACTTTACGCACCACTCCGTACTTGATCAAGTGCCTGAAGAACTTAGCTTCATCTTCTTTAACAATACTTGCCAAGTTGAAACTTTGGGAGCCTCGACCATAGAAATGTACGGCACAGAGTACGTTACTGACGCACGTTGCCCAAGGCATAGGGAACGTTTTAATTTCTTTTACCGCTGTCTGGAACGAAGTGAACACGAACATGATCAAAGGCTTTCCGCCTCTACCTCTGTATACCACTAGCCCGTAGTCTCGCTGTAAAGGCTTGAAGAACTCCAGAAATCCTACCGGCTCTAGGTCTTCAGGAATGCTAATCCCATCGAACACGCCTTCTTGGTACGCGACGTACAGCCAGCGATAATCCGAGTCCCGTAGCTCCCCATACGAAAAACTTTTACGTCCGAACGCCCTTATGGCGCGTTTCACTGACACCCTTTTACGATTACCCTTTGGCATTGAACTCTATACTCAGTACTTCGAAATCGTACTTGCTGTTGACTTCCACGCCTACCTGCACTGCACCCTGAGGGAGATTCGGAATCCCGAAAATCTTGGATATAGGCAGTGTCCTGGACGGGGCGTCACCCTGCCCTGACGAGTAACCTCTGAGGGATACACTCGCTTTATGTATTTTTGCTCGCTTACCGACCAAAACAAAAGCAATCGTTAAAGTAACTTCATTCTCTGATCTGGGTATGTAGTTAACCACTCCAGTAAAATCACTAAACGACATGCCTGACGGAGGGCTTATGACTTTAGACAGCCTACTGCTCCGTATGTCAGAGGTGGAAGACACCGTGTTCATAAGTACTTGAGTACTTAAGCTGCCAGACGTCTTTTGCAGCGTAAAGTCTCCCCGTCTGTCGAACGCCCCGCCAGTACTGGAGTTAGCGTAGTAGGGCCAAGGGTATACAATGGCTTTACTCTGGGGCGGATCTACCCCCCTGGTTCCGGCTAACAGTAGCATGGTCTTAGTTAACGCCCCCACGTTGGGAGTGCCGCTAGAAGGCGAGTCCGTTACCACGTAAAAAGGTACGACATCCGTAGCCCCGAAATTGGCACCGTCGCTAGCCGCCCTACTGACAACCCCCGAGAAATCGAGTTTAGCCCAGCCGGATACATCTTCCCCGGACTTCAATAAGCTAACGTCTTTCGCTTTTTGATTATGGAAAGACTTGTAAAAAGACCACAAAAACCCGTCTTTATTTAAAGGAGTAGTAGAAGTCCTGTTACTTATTTTCAGCAATACGAATAAGGTACTAATCGTATCCAGGTACGCTAGATACAACGTCCTTAGAATGCGGTAGTCATCTACCGTGTTATACGTCACGGAGTAGGGGTCTAAACTAGAATCAGAGAAAGTTAGAGGGGTTGATGGCCTAAACTCTCCACGGGCCGAACTGAAGTAATTCTTGACTTTACGAGATACATCGTCGTTCTCTACGTCACCAAACGCTTCCGTACCCGCTAAGGTCTGTATGCCTTCTTCACTCGCGTACAGTACATCATTCTCAGCCAGTACCGCGTGCTGATCGGAAGTAGCACCCGCACTACCTCCGAACAAAGGGGACAAGAAAAAGTCGTTAGAACTCGACCCCGATAATATGAACATAGAAGATCCCGAAGTAGGAAAAACCTTAAGGCCTAACGCTGCGATAGGCTGCCCTACTGAAGAAAAATCTGGGGTCAAAAAGAAAAACGGGTCGTCAGCGCCTATCGCGGATGACGGTTTGTTCGCCACGGATAAGCTAAGCACATCTTCCACCTTCGACGCTACAACCATGTGAGGCGTGACTACTCCAGAGGCCCCACTCTTAATGTACGAGAACCATGCGCGGTCGTTATCCACTAGACAGTATTTAGCGAAAAAGTCGCTACCTCCGGCGGTTAATACCGTCGCTGTACTGGATACGGGGTTCCATAAAAAAACCGGAGTGAGAAGCTCTAAGTCGGTTATCAGTAATTCTTTACCTATGTCCCACGCGTGCCAATCTGCGTATCCTCTGAGTCGAGAATTAGCATTTATCGTAAACCCGTCTGCAAACACGTAACTGGATAACGATACCTGGGGAGCGCCGTTTGTCTGAGGTAAAACATCAAACTCCATAAAGCCCGTACCGGACTGTAGTAAGGTACGTACTCTACCCATGCCAGCGTCGTTGTCTAGTCTAGTCACGTGTTGGGCAAACCCGTTAATCTCTTCGCTAACGCTTTCTGTGTCCACCGCATTCGCTATATCCACTTGTAAGGACGGATGCCTGGGAACGAAAGACTCGGAATCCAGTTGTAGACGAAAATTCAGTCCATCTACGCACTCATTAGGAGCTATGTCAAACGCGCTTTTAGCGGTATTTATCCCGCCGCCAAACTTCAGTGAAAAATTCTGGTCGTCGGGTTCCTTCTTAAAATGCCTAGGCATAACTAGTGAACTTGCGGTTGTGCGTTAAAGCGGACACCGCTTGCCCCATAGCAAGAGTGAAGGTGTCAGCGTTGTACTTAAGCTCCCCATTACTGCCCTTATGGTAAGCCTCTTTAAAAGCCGGAATAAGAGCGTCTAGTACATCACTAGAAAACGGAAAAGTATCTGCGGCTAACGTTTTACGAATTGCTTTACTATACAGAAAATCGTACTGATCACCCGCTTCAGCGGCTTGAGGTACCGTGTCCAAGCGTATCATGTTGTTCTGTGGATTAATGACCCACCTTGAAGGCTGCCCTGTGTAGTTAGCAGGCTGAACCTGATCCTCGAACATTTGGCCATAACCGCCCTTATAAGGCACTAGCGAAATCCCATCTGTCTGGTTCATAAAACTCTGGGAAGTTATAGTTACCAAGCCTGCGGGTAACGCGTATTCTCTGGTACCGTCAACCAAGGTTATACTGCCTTGAGAAGTCTCATACGGCATCAAGTCACATATAGAATATAAAACCCGGAGGGTGTCGTTTATGGCATCTACGGTGTCGTCCACGTCTACCTGTAAAGCGGCGTCCGTCAAAGTCGTCAATACATCGTCAGTCGAGTTAATCAGACGCGCTCGACGCATTGTCTGATTAACTACATCAAGTAGATCGTAAGCAGCCATGCTTAGTCTAGCCCGAGTTCTTTTTTAACGCGATCGATAGCTTGAGCTTTCGTGTACCCTGCTTTCATGTTAGGAATGGGCTCGGCGTCTGGGAACTGCTCAAGAAACATCTTGCGCAATAACGGCACTTGGTGTACCGCCAGAAACTTGTTCAGGATAGCTATGTCGTCCTGAGTCGTAGGCATGTCACCAAACAGATCGTCTTCGTCTGTTTCCGCTACTAAAGGGGTAGGTGAGGCGGGTTTATGGGCGTCGACCAACGGTACCGACTGGTCTTCTGGCAGTAACTTTGCGGTATCTGCGATAACCACGCCTTCCTGGATGATACGAATAAGTTGCCCTTTAGTGGGGGTCGCTTGATCCGCACGAATGAAGTTTTCATTACACGCGTGTATGAACAAATCTCGCCGACGCATAGCATCTAACGGCTGCTTGAATAGCTGCTGATGAGGCACTGGATGCTTGAATTGACCTATACGTGTCTCGGTAGTATCCATAGCTTAGGAGTCCCCGCGCAATAGAGCAATCAACTCGTCCTTACTAGGGCCGTCGGTTGTAGATGAACCGTCAGGGTTCTTGGTTGCTTTCGGATAGCGTTTTGCTTTGATCGCCATCTGCTCCAACTCATTTCGCCGCATGCCTCTGGTGGCTTTACCCTTTAGTAAGTCTTTCAACTTACGCTTGCTTGCTTTTTTCTTGGTCATGTCAATACCTGTAAAAGGTACTCCGACATCGGAATACCGATATCGGAGCACTGTTAGCCTAACGCTATAATACTGACGCGCTAGATCGAATAGTCCGAATCCAAGCTGAATTCAGAATTTTGGCCCCATGAAATGACTTCCACGCCAATGAAGAAATCTCATTGTACGCGTCCGCCACACCCGATTGGCCTTTGCCGTGAGCGATCATTTCTACCGCAGGCAACTTATCGCCCGACATGTAAGTTTCTTTGATGTGCTTGGAGCTTAACCCAAGACTACCAACCGCTTCTTTACCGAATATCACGGTAGAGTAAAGGTCAGCCCCCACGCCTGCACCATCAGCGCGACCTGCGTCGCCTCCAGTAGTACCCGCGTTTATATCAATAGAACCTTCCGAAGTCGAAATAAATCGAACTCCGTTGAGTATACCGAACTCGCCATTTTCCGTAGCCGTTTGGTTAGCGTATGTCTCCACCGCTCGAAAGTTCGACAACTGTCGAATATCCTCTTCTACGTCGTAGTGGCAGATACCCCAAAACGCGTTACGAATAGGCGCGGTACCAATAGACGTTTCACCTTTACTCATAGGAGTCCAGTGCATCGCCTTGGCTACCTGCAATTCGTTAACTACTTTACGAACAATGGTAGAGGTCATATTAGTATTGACCGCCGCATCTGACGCACCGTTGGTGTACGATTGGGTAGCATTGTCTTCCAGTTCATTACGCTGCAATTGGTTAAGCGATTCACCGGCGTTAATGCCCATAATCTCAGAAAGCTTAAGCGCCTGACCGTTCATGTTGATCAGGTCAACTTCTTCGTTCAGTAGCAAAAGGTTGCCGTACTTGGCAACATTCTGAGTTAGGTCAGTGACACTGATGCTCGTTGAATCACGTGCAGTAGGACTGGTTAAAGTGCCCGTCAACTCCGCTAAAGGAGTGGTGACAGGGGTTAAATTCTCATAACGACGCCACTTTGCAGTGAACGTGCCTGAGTGTTCCGCGATTGACGCGGGTTGTGAACCGATAAAGTACGGGCATCGAGCTTTTGCGTTAACCAGAAGACTCTTCTGGAAAACCACGTTGACTGGACCCGGTGCTTGGGTGGTTGTTGATAGCGTTGCGGGCATAATAGTTACCTTTTAACTGATAGGCTTATGCGTAATCTCCGGCTTCTACCTTTCGTAAGAACTCGGAGTCACCCATACCTGGTACATCCGCATACTGCGCAGACGTATCGGGTGAACCTGTTTGACTGTTAACTGACGCACGCATCCGGTTCACGCCATTTGTGGCGTTCTCGTCCGGTAAAGCGGCTATATTTTTCGCCATTCGCTTTCCGCGAGCGATCACTAAATCGTTCCAGCCTTTCACGTCTAAATGACGGTTCTCGAAAGCCTTTAAAAACTTAGGGTCGGTTCGGACTTCCCGCTCCATTATACCTCTGACCATGCCATCGGTAAGCGCCTTAAACGCTGGAGAAGTGTCCTTCACGGATTGCACCGCTGCATCAAAATCCTTGTTGTTCTGTTGGACAAGGTTCTGCCTAAACTGCTGTTCCAGTACGTCTACCCGAGGGTCGTTATACTGTTGCTGCGTTTGGGCGGGGCTTTGTTGCTGCGATTGTTCAGGCGATTGCGACTGCTGTTGGGAATCCGCATCGTTTTGCGGGGTTGCCCCGTTAGCTGCGTCTATAGCACGGTCGTAATTATCGGCCTGTCGGTCGTAATCGTCAGTTGATGTGTCAGCACTGTTATCAGGTGCTTGCTCGGCTTGGTTCTGGTCAGTAGCGTCTTGTTCGGTGACGCCCTGTGCAGAATCCGCAGAGTCAGCCTGCTGTGTTTCTTGCTGTAATTCTTCGGGCATATCTTAATTACCTCTTAGGTAGGATGTTAACGTATTGAAACCGTCTTGTCTAGCTTCGTAGAATATCCGGTCTTTAGTTTTAATTCTGTTCTCAGGCGTCCATTTCGGTGATCCTTTGGGCGCCCATCGGTCATCTAGCTCGTCAAGCAGACGCATAAAAGCTGGATTCGTGCGTAAATTCGCCAAGTACTCGATCGATTCTGGTGTTAGATTCGTCGCCATAACCTAACTCACTACACCTTGCGAAGGTATCTGTCCGCCTTGTTGAGGCTGCCCTTGACCTTCCGGAGGCTGCTTTGGAGGTGGTTTATCACTAAACATGCTGGCAACATCTGTTTCGGGGAACACACTGCCTAGGAATAAGACCATAAGTTTATCTAAGTCTAAAGGCTTGCCTCCCATATTTACGCGGTCCCCCTCCGATTGGATAACAGCCTGTATCGCCTGAGTCTGTTGACCCAGTTCCTGTTTTTCCAATGCAGGCGTAGATGCACCTTTCACTTCAAGCGTTGTGTTTTCCGGGATCGCATCTTTCGACATCGTGACGTAGCCTTCATACTTCTTGACGTAAATGCTCTGATCGGTCATAGAACCCCGCATTATAGCGAGTTCTGCCTGCATCAAGTTCGTCATGAAACCTGTTTCAGACCCCTTGACGAATTTAACAGTACGGCTTCTGCCTTGCGTTTTCTCGGTTCCTACGGCAAAAGCGGTCTGGTGAGACTTAGTTTGTGCGCCCGCACGGGTACGATTCACTCCCGTAATATCCTCGTATTGCGCGGTTAAAGCCGCAAATACCGCGGCTGAACCTTGTAGATCACCAATGCCTAAAACTTGAGGGGCCGTGATGTGCTGAAATATAGCCCCCGGAAATATCTCAGCCCCCTTGGATAAAAAGTTCGGGTCTTGCCCGTTAACGTGTAACGGTGGCTTTGCTTGCAATGCAGACACCTTGATCACGGACTCAATAGCCACTTGTGCTGCTTTCTGCATAGACTCGCCCTTCATCAGCGGCGAAGTACCGTAAACGCTTATACCGTTCTTGAAGTAGGTGTCAAAGAATACTGATTGAAACGGGTAAGGGTTCTCACGAACCCGGATAACACTTGGATTATTAGTGCCTTTACCGTGTGCGATAGTCGCGATCATATTGGGTATAAATACAGAGTCCCCGTCTGCTTCAATAAGAAAATCGCCTTCTACCTCTATAAGCTCAATTAGATCCGATAACCTGTCAGCATTAATATCATCGATATTACCTTTGATCCATCCGCCGTTTACTTCTTGGGGGTTGGACGAACCTTTTTTAGCGGCAATTTTAATGTCACCCGCTCGCTGTTGGTATACTGTTATTTGCATAGGTGTCAAGTGTAGCCCTTGAGCTAAAGCTTTTGCATCAAGATCATCAGGGTAAAAGTTCTTAATACTGATCGGCACCATAACTGGCAATACGCTGTCTTGACGGGATATACCGCCAAATTGGTTTTGAAAAGTGTGACGCTTTACCGCGTTTAATTTAGCCGCGTAAGTACCGTATTTAAAAGCTTCCGCGTCCAGTTGATTAAAAGCGTCTTTGAACCGGTATTGCTTGTGCACGTGCATCAATGCGCCTTGGGTAACGGAATCCACCGCTTCCTGGGTAGCTTGAAACACATCGAGATCAGGGTTGTCGCCTGCTAAGAACCGTACGTCTTGCTGAAATCTGTTTAGAAAGTCGTTGTTTAGTTCGCAGTGGCACGTGAAAAAATCACCGGTTCCTGAAAACCTGAGTTCGTCAGCATCCGCAGTTAGTATCTCCAGGGCGTTTGCCTGAAAAGGTAACTCGAAGTTTGGTTCCCATGCTTTTCGGTCTTTATTGTGTGCCGGTATTAGAGCTACCTGCCGGTCAACTTCTTTCCAGGACTTCTCCAGATTAACTCTGTTCTTGTCGTTCTTGCGTCTGGACAGTTCCGAAACTGCCATAATCGCAAGATTGTCGAAATGTTTTTTAGTCAGTTTCTTTATTTCTTTTAAATCAGGCATTATAGCCATCCTGTTTGTTTTGCGTTCTTGAACCACTTGTTTGCGGCACCCTCAGCCGCTAATATGCGACCTTCTTGATTCGTTTGTACTTCGATACCTGATCCTGGCATTCTAGCATAAAACGGGAAACGGATAGTCTGTGCTTCTTTAACGTCTTCATCGCGGGTTAAAGCCCACGTCACCAGCCAGTGTTTTTCGTTCATACCGGCCTCCGCCTTACGCAGTCCTTCTGATATGTACAACTCGATACCCTGCGACATCTTTTTACGTTTGATTAGGCCTAGACCTTTTACTTCGTTAGCTCGACTGAACTCCGCTTTACTAACTGTCATACCTACCTCGACTGGCTGGAAGATACCAGCGGTTGCATATTGTTGTAGCTAGGCGCAGAACGGGCAAGATACTTAGGTATCGCGTATCGTGACATCATCTTAGCGTACCGGGTGGCTGCGAATATGTCGTCATGAATCGCTTTGATCTTGCCGTCTTTACGGTGCAAACCGCGCTTCTCCTGTAGAAATAGTTGGCCTCCCGCATTATCGAACACCTTGAATCGACCTTTCACCATTTCGTCGTATAACTCTTGGACGATAGGCTCGATCTTCTGTGTACTACCTACCTTATCATCATACCGTGCAGAGAACGGGAACATCCTCACTCCTTCGGCTTGGTAGCTCTTGGCAACGTTTTCACCGCTTGACTTCTCTTCGTTTATGCCATCATGAGGCCAGACTACCGGTATATGGCTGTCAGGATCTTGCTTCTTGATTACGCTGGCGTGAAAGCTTGGTAGCTCGTGAGCCTTCTTGTACGCGTTAACCAGGTATGTCGTTTGTGTATCTCTGTCAATCGCTAACCAAACAGCGGCCGCTGGATGGTTTACCCCGAAGTCTACCCCGCATATCAGGGCAAAGTGATCAGGTATTGGAAACGGTTTGCAAAGTATAGCTTCGTCGGATATAGGGAATACCGCGCCTTCGCCCATCATGGGAATTCCTTTTGTCCGAGTTAGTTTCTCGTGCTGGGGTACTTCATCCAGAAAGGCTTTTTTGGTTTTCTCGTCCAGATGTTTAGCGTCATCCCAGGTTGCAGTGTAGATATGGCGATTAGCTTTATTTTCTTCCATGAAATGCTGGACTATGAGACTTTCACCTTTTAACGGTGTGAAAGTTAGTAGGAAACTCCCATTAGTCGTCATCAGACGGATAAAGCTTTCCGATATTATCCTGAAGTCATCGGGTTCTTCGTCCTGCCAGAAGAAGTCTGGCGCAGTACCTTGATACTTTTCCCAGCCTTGTTCAGCTACTTTGGTCTTGATTACCGACTTCTCTCCCGTTACATGTCTCACCCTGAAAGAGTCCACAACTCCCTTAATGCCAGCTTGCCTGAAATCCCAATCGATTAGTAGTTTCTCTGGCACCATACCAGTTCCGAATTCTCCTATTTTACCCAGTAATTCGAGTTGAATGATGTCTCGTAAAGTCTCGTTTGACAACGAACTAACCCATATGAGGGGTGCGTGGTTGTACCGTTTGCCTTCCCACCAGTCAGGGTAAAGGCCGGTCGCGTGTACTGCGACTTCGTAAGCCGCTATAAACGTCTTGCCTACCCGATTACCAGCCATCAGCATCCGTTTCAAGTACATTGAACCTCCTGCTAACACTTCCTTCTGGAACGGGTGGGGCTCGATCGTATAGAACTTACGTCCTTTACGGCGGTTATTGAATAGTGCTAGGGCTTCTGCTTGATCCACCTAATCCGTCCTCACGTTTAACTTAGCCGCTATCTGCTGAGTTACCTTAGCTAGGTCGCGGATAGCTTGAGTCTGCTCTAAATCTGTTCGGTAGGATTGGGATAACTGGTACTTTATAAGCTTCTGGTCACTGTCTATCTCAGATAATCTGAGTGTTACTGTGTCCAGCTTACTATCATTATTTTTGGCGATAGAAGTTGCAGTATTAGCGGTTGTTTGAGCCTTAGCCACTGCTGCCTCCAGTCCGTAGTATATGCCAAAAGATGAGAAAACAAACGCCACTATCGCGACGATGAACTTGCTGTCGAGTGCTTCTTTCATAACTTTAAAACTTATCATCGTATCTATCTCCCACCCAAAGGAGTGTTAACTTCATCATCCAAATTATCTACTGAGCCAGGTCGCTAATCTTTCCAGCACTTTAAAATAACTCTGGTCTTGTCTGCATCCGTTGTTGCGTTGCCCGTTAATGTGCTTATCCTAGTAACACCTATTTCAACATAGTCATTTGCCGCCATGTCAAACAGAGCTATGGCGTCTAACGCAGCAAAATTGGCCCCGCTATTCACCCTAATGTATCCTGATATAGTGCCATTCTGTACAGCTCCGCCGTTTATGTTGATGTCTACTTGACCCGTATACCTATAATTTGTCGTTGTTCCCTCAACGCCGATTGTTCCTGATAGTTCACACCGACTCGCTGCGTCAACTGTAATCCTGCTTGGGTTAACCGTAGTGCTGTGGGTGATCCCGGTATCCGTCAGAGTGTTCACGTTAAAATCAAGCACGGTTCTCGAAGTAGCGTTTACGCCCTGTGCGTTGTTTATGCCGAACTCAGCCATTACAGGGCGCCCTATGCTTGTCGCTGGTGAGCAATTATTCCCAGCGTCATCACAATAATTAATAGCGCCGACATCGCCCCCAATGTCTAAGGTTAGCGTACCATCTGGCGTTGTATCTCCGATTCCAACGTTACCTGATCCGTCAATCCGCATGGTTTTAGTTAAAGTGCCTGACTGTTTAGTGTAAAAATCTACGCATCCCAGCTCCGCTGCTGCTGTATCGTCTTCTATGCAACCACGTATTTGCGAATAAGCCGTTTCTGACGCCGCATCGTTTAAACCTTTGAAGTTTATCCGGGCGATCTCTGTGTCTGCCGGAGGAGTCGTCGTGCCATTGAAAAACCGCATTCCTGCGTTAGCTGCCGCAACGTTAATAGTGAAAGAAGCTGTCGATCCTGCGGTATCCTCAATGTAGAATATCTCGGTGGCAGGGTCAAATTTAAACTTATCAGAACCTTGTGCTGTCCCATCCCCCGTCCAGATAGCCACTTGGTTATCAACTGGAGTGCCTACCTTTGATACGTCGCCCGGTGATCCCGTGTAAGCCACTGTAAGCGTATCCAAAGCACCGTCGTGGGTGACACTGATATCCGTTCCACCGGTGAGCGTTGTGTATTCTGGAGGGTTATTACTACCACCTGACGTTATCATATCCGCAAGCGTGCCAGTATCTCCGTTGATCGTTAAATCGTCTCCCGCTGCGATTGTCAGCTCGGCTCCGCTGGCATCGAATCGTATTAAACTGCCATCGTTTCCAAGTTGCACAAGCTGTGCGTTATCGTTAACTGAGAACACGTTAGCGCCTGAACTGAGATCGATATCAAAGGTGGCCAGAGAATTTAAAGTCGCTGTTCGCGTGCTGCTAATAGTGCCTATCGTGCCATCGTTATCGTACAGACTGGTGTTGGTATCCGTTGTTTTAACGTGGTGATCGGAGGACGTTTGACCCGTTGTACTGGCGTGGGTTACTGCCGGTAAGTTCGCAAGGGTCGTTTTGCCAATTGCGCCGGTAGAACCATCCTCAACCAACAATAAATCGTCGGTTGTGGGCGTCGGATCATCCGTTAGCTCGCTGATCTTCTTATCTTCAGGGTCTCCAGAAGCCGCGTTATTCCTCAGTTTGATGGTATTTCCCGTCATATCAGCCAGTTTTGTATTGGTAATAACGGGTATCTGGTCTTCATCGAAGACTTGAGCTTGAGAGTCTGTAGGTAAGAACAGCATTAAAGCGATGCCGATAGACAGCCCAATAAGCAAGGATACAACTAAGCCTGCTAAAGCCAGTATTGCGGTTACTGTGGTTTGAAAAGCGGTTTGTATAGCATGTGAGTACATTATGCAGCCTCGTATCTTGCAGCCACGTATTGGCCGGGGTTAGGTGTAAATAAAGTGAAGGTGAAGTCGCCGGTAGCGGGGTTTGTTTCGGTGATGCCCTCACCTTTGAATGAGGCTTGTCCTTGGAAATATGCTACTAGAGTGCCTGCTACATAGCCACCCGGTATGTTGTAAAGTTGGTTGGAATCGTCTAATACGCCACCCATTGACACGTAATCTGTGTGTGGGCCACCTGTCATAGCTATGACCAGTGATGTGCCGGAAGCTGCCGTGGCGTAGGTTCCAAGGGATACCCATCGTCCGTCTTCCTTAGTGAACTTTTCAGTGATGACTCCAGCTCCGTCGTTCTTCTCATAGAAGTCACCGGTTTCCCCGAGATTTTTAGCAGGGTCTGTTGAATCGGTATAGCTTTTGGATCGTTGGGTAAGCAGCGGCTGTACGCTCATACTTTGGCGTGCTTCTCGAACTCGTTTTAAGTTTAAATCAGCGAGTCTTTGTTCTATGTCGGCGAATTTTTTGTCGTTCTTTTCTCCGTTTTTATCAAATAACTGTTGTACCGTGAAGTGCACGATTTGCAGTATTTCTTCGCGTGATAGGTTCATGAAGGGCAGTGTAGCTCAGATTACGAGGAAATGGTAGACGCCTTAATCTTTAAAACAGCGTCTGGTGCTACCGACTATAGATTTCTCTCAACTTCTTAGCAGCTGCTTCTAAGTTATCTGCAACCGTTAGCCTGTCTCTCCTTGAGTCTTTTATGTCGTAAACTACAAACGTCATGCCTTTGGCGTCATGCGTAAATTGTACGGTGTAGGTTACCGGGTTTAACTCTAAACGCTTTCTATTTAGGCTTATTACGGTGTTCTGCGTCATGGGTTATAGGGTATCTGATATTACGAGGAAAGTCGAAAAGTAGGCCGGAATACATTTGAGCACTATTACTACGTCACGCACCCGTAGGGGGTTGCCTACCCCCATCATCGGTCAACGCATAACAGAAACACTATTCAAGCAATTCACCCTCGATCACATCATCCGGCAACCCCATATCCTTTCCTAGCTTGCGCCGGACATGCATGTCGCCCCCGGCGATAACCTTGATCAACGTGACGTTATTAATAGATCGGGTGGGGTCTTTGTTATCTGTATGTCCATATAAAAGGCCTAGCTCTTTTTGTGCTTTGATAGTCGCGCTGTAGTCCCCATCCTTGAGTGCGGCGTCCCGTATCTCCTCAAATTTCTTGGTGTAACTCTCAAGGTTTCTATCGATGGATCTCCGTGCATTCTCACGTATTTTCTGTACTTGTAGGTACAAATAGCTAGACACCAGAGAATGTTTAAGCATGTCCATGGTCTTGCCACTGCACAATTGCTGGTTGCGTTTAACCGTAAACTTTCCATCCGCGTACTTTTGTGCGGTCTCTGAATTGAGCATCCTTACTTCGTGACCGGCTTTACTTCCATTCCCGTTATGCTTTATATAAGCATTACAAAACACAAGTTCATCTTGCGACATCATCATTTCAATGTCGTCTAGACTCCACCCGGCGTGCTGGGGAGCAATCTTAAAGCTGCTACTTACTAATGTTCTTACACTCATTCGCGAATAATACCGCATTTATACCAAACATAGCAAAATCAGTTTGTCACAAGACCATTTCAAAGCTGAGGCAGAATCGCCGCAAACCCGCATAAAGCCTCACTATTCTACCCTAAAAAGCTGTGACAAAATAAATTTAGACTATTGTAAGTCATTGATTTTAAACAGCTCTTTAAAAACCTACGCGAAAATCAACAAGTGACAAAATAACCTTTTAATATCAACCACTTACAAGACCTTGTCACAAGACCTTTTTAAGCTGTGACAACGTAACCTGTTGGTTTTAAACAGGAAAACGCCGTTTTGCCTCAAAAACACCAAGTAAAACCAAAGACCTGCCAGCCGGTAGCAGCCGTGTAGTTACACAAAACCGTGTAAAACCTGTAATAGTACCTTTTATATTTCTATACTTAATCAAGTTTATATATTCAATAAGTATTTGAGGCAAAAAGGCCTTTTATCCTTTAAAATCAAGGACTTAAGTCTGCCTCAAAAATAAAAGCACAGGTGACAACGTGCGCTAAGTGGTTGATTATAAACAAATATTTTGTCACAAGGCCGTTTTTATTTTTGAGGCAGAATCGATATTTTTGAGGCAGAACACCTTTACGCACAAAACCATGTAAAAATAAAAGTTTGACACGCTCATAGAAAGCGGTATACTTAACTTTGTTAATTTAACTTATTACACGAAAACGAGGCAACCAAAATGTGTACTGAAATATCACAGAGAACCGTCTACACCTTAAACGGATTAGATTATAAAACGTTAGGGCAAGTAAAAACCAAAGTTGAAAACGACATAGGGGCGCTGATCGACAGTTTACAGCCTAGACTGAATACCAGAGAAGCCTTAGCCGTTTTTGATTTAATAACTAAAAACCATAAAGATCTGACAAGGCTTTTAAACGTGGTTTGGGAAGGCGAGACCGAAAGCGCGCTGGAACTACCCAGAGAATTCAACATCCTAGATTTATAGACTAAACACCTAACCCTATACATTCTAAAACCTTAAAGAGGCAACCAAAATGAAACACGATTACAATTCACCCGCCAACCAAGCCATCAAAAGCGAGCTAGTAGCACGGGAAGTTATATCGAACCTTGGACCAGTGTTCACCTTCCTAAGCGAAAACGGCGCGAGCAGTTGGCAAGAAGAGTATGACGATCTGCACTCTACTCCTGACTATGCGAAAACGCTGGAGTACAATGACGTAACTGTTACGCCAAGAGATGAAAACGGTACTCTTTACTCGACTGATTACCAAACAGCGTTTACAGCTGACACAGACCAGGAAGCCTGTGAAGAGCTAGGACTTGATCTGGAGTACCACGAGATCCTAGAATACTGGGCGATATCGGCGTATCTCGGCGAGAAACTGGGAGCACTGGGCGAGCCTGTCCAGGAAATGCTTGGTTTTACTGTATGGGGTCGCGGCTGTTCAGGACAGGCTATCATGCTGGACGATCAGATCAGCCAAATCGCTGAAGGCATGGAGATACTAGAAGGGCAAGCCAACGACTGGAGTTAGCACAACAGGCAGCATTCGCAAGAGTGCCGCCGATTGTGACAACTTTACAACCTAAAAGGTGAACAACAGTGAACGTCAAGCAGAAATCGGATAAGTACCTAAAAGTGGTCAAGTGGGCTATAAAGCGATACGCCGACAATGATCGGTGGGTCGACATCAAAACCGGCGACTGTTTGAGTATCTACAGTCGCATTGAAAACCTCGCTTGGAATAAATACATGGCACGAGCGCCCCGACCAACAAACCTAAAAGGCGAACGAGATGAGTAACCCACTATCAATGCTAAACGCCAACGAACTGGCTAAGGCTTACGAGTACGATGCCGATCCGGTACGCGCACAACTGGCTAAGGAGTTAGCCGCTGCACTGGAAGAAGCTAAAAGCGACGAGGAATTGATGACTGAACTTGAGTTAGCGCAAGACGAGATAGTTGAACTCGAAGGTGAGGTTGAGAAATCAGAGCGAGAACTTTATGAGACTGTGGATCGGCTCAACGATACGATAGACGATCTTGAGCAACGTATTAAAGAACTGGAAGGTGGCCAAGAATGAAAACAATCCAACAAATAATTAAAGATGAACACCACATAGCGGCGCTGTTAGAAGCTAAAAACCGGGATCTGGAGCATATCTGGTATGATATAAAAACAACGCCCAAACACGAGACCGACTTTTACTCTCACAGTGCTCAATACCACTGGTACATGCAAACCGTCGCCCCTCACTGGGCTGCCGATGAGTTCGACGATATAGCCAAACAGCGCGAAGTAGTATTCACACTAAAGCAAAAACGGTACCATCAACTTCGTGACACGTTAAGAACCCACAACAAGGCACGAGTAACCAACGCCCACCGCGTCGCTAAGATCCTACGCACGCGCTTTGATACACCTTGCTTCGTTGAGCGTGACACGATCCACTCCAGTCAGATAGCGTATTACGGCAAACTGCACCGGCATGGGCAACAAGCGATACTAGCGGCGAATCGGCGTCAACAACAAGGGTTTTTCAAACCAAGCGCACTCAAGATTATCGTCCCGAGTCCTTTTCAAGTGCATCAGGAGGTAGGGTACTTTGACCGGCACTCGCCGCTTACCGCCCCCTGGCTACGGCATCTTTACAAGTTCCCGAACAACTGAACCAAAACCCTAAAACAGGAGAATAAAATGCAAAAGCTAAAACCCGACGTAGTAAAACTACTGAACGAAAGCACCGTGAACATAACCATTATCGGATTGGGCCACATGCAAAAAGGCGAAACCGATACCGAACTGTTCATCGGCGGTCAGTTTACGGGAGCTTTCCACGGCTACTCGAAAGCACTGGACGCCGCAAAAGAGATTGTAAACACGTAAACCAAAACCCTAAAACAGGAGAATAACATGTGGATGAACCCACTACTTAAGTCTGAAAAGCAGCTTTTTAAAGAAGCGAAGAAACAAAAACGGGAGGACGCGACGTACTATTCCGACCTCATAACGAAAACCAACGACGCGGACGAGCTAGAAAGCATATTGGAGGACATCAAGATTGATAAACCCGCTTTATCTTATCGAGCTTATCTGACCTTGACGTTTCGAGCTAAGCGCAAAATCAAGGCGCTACAGTCCACAAGGTGGGTTAGTGTGGACGAGTACAAAAGCTTGAAACGCCTTAAAGGTGAGATAGGCTCAGTAACCAAGTAGAACGTAAACACGTAAACCTAAAACAGGAGAATATCTAATGAAGAACCCGATTTTTGAGCTAAAGCCCGTAGGACGAGATAAATTATCGGTCGGCGGCTTTCACCAAGAATGGTTATCGATAGAGACCGAAAACGCCGAGGGCGAGCTGATTGAGTTAAACCTAACTAGCGGCGCTGGTTGCGGGAACCCAATAATGTCAATGACGATAACCGAGGGCGAAAAAAGCACCTCTTTTAATGTCGACGTCGGCTCTGTATGTAAGGAGTTTTTAAAGAAGCACATCGCGTCACCGGCATAACGCTCACAACAACTGAACCAAAACTTTAAAACAGGAGAATAATATGTATGCATTAATAACAGACGACCAACAACCGGTGGCTATATCGCAGAGCCGCGACCTGGCCATAAGCTGATACAGCAAGTGGCATTCGCAAGAGTGCCACTGACTGTATTAACTAAACCTTTAAGAGGTAAATAGAATGACATTACCAAAAAGAGTGTTCGCGAGTCCTTTAATAGAGTACGCGAATTTTGAGGACGGGAGTCACGTCAACTTGATAAAGCTGATTAAACCCTACGCTAATGGCCGGTGCTATGCCGTACACGAAACGACCAAAAGTATTTTTTGCAGTAACGGGATGTTCGGGAGTTATGACGCAGCGAAGCGAAAGTTTGACCTAATGGTAGTGAACGGCGGCCTCGAATCCACTTTAGTAGAACAAGCCGAAACAGGTAATGCGAAATGAAACCACAACACAAAGAACTACTTAAACTAATCGCGGCGATTATCGTCGCATCAACCGTACTGGAGCTAGTTAATGAAAAACGGGGCTGCGGACATTGGTCAAAACACCAATGGTTAGAGGCTTATCAGGAGCTTTACAGTGGCGATTACGGACAACGCTTAATTACGACGGGGCCGGACAGCATCGAACACACTGCTGTGATAAAGCGAGAAGACTCTGTTTCAGGAAAAGAAGAGTATTTCCGGTGGGAAGTTATGAATGAAGATAACGGCATACCATCTATAATCCAAGTGGAAGAAGAGCCCGATGGAGTTCGAGCTGATTGCGAAAGCGTGGAAGAGGAGCTTGATGATGCTTACTCTAAGATAGAAAAACTAGAAGGTGAGTTGAAGCAAAGTCGGTATTTGTCCGATGAACTTATCGACCAACTCACCCGATTGCAGAAGTTGATTGTCGTGATAACAACTGAAGTTCAACCGGAGTAATACTGATATGAGCAATTTAACAGCAAAAGAAAAGCGTGAAATCGTCTTACGGTTCATGGAAGCGCATAAAAAAGGG